TCTGAATTTGAAAGAATTGCTGTATATCCTAATGATGCATTTCCTCCAGTAAAATTAGAGGTATTCGGACTAATTACTGCAGTATCTCCTTCTGCAACCAATGTAATTGAAGTATTACCTACAGTTACTACTGGTATTTTTGTAGTTTTCTTTGGAAGTGTAATAAGTTTATATTTTAACATTTGTGTTTCGTCTGGCACTGCTTCTACTATTGGCATATTTTCAATGATTGTGCCATAATACTCTGTACCAAGTGGATGATCTGGATTCCATAAATCATAATCAATTTCATCATCTGCTACTGCAAATTGTGTAATATTAAAGTTACTTCGTCCTTTAGCTAACAATTCTCTACCCTTTTTAGTAAGAATTGCGTCTACTGTTACTGAACTATTATTTAAATATCCCATTGTTATTCACCTTTTATTTCATATAAATATTTTCATCGTAAAAAATAACGATTATTGTCTCGATAATGTAAAACTACCATTTTCGCCCGGGGCTTGATATATCAATTGATTTGGATTAGATTGTCTTGTTTCAACTACCGGGCCACCATCTATTGTGTCTGGACTTGCAATATTAAATCCTCGTGAAGTCATTTTACTTCCATTATAGAATGAATTTTCTGCTCCAGTACCAATAAAGTCTTGTACTTGTGCAGGAATATTTATTTCTACACCATATGCCGGTTGTCCTTGTAAATCATTTGTTAATATATCAGATCCAGATACTACTACATATCCCGTTGGAATACTTCCAGTAATTGCAGATCCACTATACTCATAATACATACGAATTTCATCAATTTGTGCCCATGCAATGTCTACACCAGCTGTTGAAATATCATTGTCTTCAATAACCGGTTGAGTTACTATTGACATTGTAGTATAAGTAGTTTTTGTAAATATCAAATCATTTAGATAAGTATTAACATCTACTCCGCCCGGAGTGAATCCATAGTTAGGATTTCCATATATTGCTTGTGTTCCGCCGGCAGGATACACACTAGAAGTATCCCATGATGATGAACCTGTTCGATCAAAACTGAAGTTGAGCTGTTCGTTATTTATGTAAACACGTTCATCTGTTACAATGCCGCCAACTCCTCCACCATCACCCCATCTAGTAATACGTACATCATATCCCGTAAATTGAATTAATCTGTCTCCTAATGTTGCTGACAAACTAGCAGAAATTGAACTAGAAATTGCAACAGGAATATTTGACCCGGAAGGAACTATATCCCACGTGGTGTAAGAAATATTGTTCGTTGTAGTCCATATACTAGTTAATTCTGATTCATTAAGAGTTGGTGTTGCGTCTTGTACATCAGTTTGTTCACCACCAGTTTCAACTGCTGGATCAAATCCTATACCTCCTGCAAATGTTAAAGTTTCATCACGAAAATCAACTGATATTGAAGAAGATTCTATAGGCCAAGTTATGTCATATAAACGTTTTCGGTACTCTATATAACTAACACTTTCTCTTGTTGTAGAAGTGATGCTGCTTGTAATAGGCTGAAATAGTGTTCCTGCATATCCATCATATTTTTCTGCCGAACTACGAGTTAAAAATGCTACATATTGTCCGTCATTTTGCGACGATAAACTTAAAAAATTAGCATCAACTACAGAAAAATAATCATCAGATACCCCGCTTGGTATAATTGAAATTGGTAATGGTATTTCATATTGTGGTCTATTTGCTGATAATATAGTATTGTTATTTATATCTAGTTCTGAATTATATGCAACATCTTTTCTTTGTATTTTTGGAACAAATGAATCCTTATTTCTTTCCAAGATGTTAGGTTGAATCAATAATCCAGTTATTTTGTCAGCCCGTGCTGGTAATAATTGATCTAACTGTTTGAAGAACGAAAGATCAAACAATGTAAATATTTTGATATATGCATTAAGATCATTCTTAGTTTCATATTTCTTCCAATATCTTCGTGCAGCTTCAATTAAATCTGGATATGAACGTTCATATTGCTGGCCAGGGTCACCAATATATGAATCTAATTCAGTAAATCCTAGTTGTGCAATAATGTCTTCATTGATCATTGTTTGAGGAGAGAAATATACTCCTAAACGATTTGAATCTAATGGAGCTTTATCAAATTGACTTCTTTCTGCTCTAGATTTAACATCCAATGTTCCTACAAGTTCATTATCTTCCAATCTAATCTTGTTGTCATCAAATGTTCCAGCAGCCAAAGAAATTCCATCATAATAATATGTTTCTTCAATCGAGTCATATGGTTCTGCATTTGTCCAACTTGCAAATGAAGCTGTTATTCCTGATAAATTAGGTTCAACACCTGACATCGTAACAGCAGTTGTATGATCTGTTTTTTCTGTTAATGGTAATCTAAATACTAATTCATCATATGCATCAACATTACCATCATATGCAGCAGGTGCTTTTGTATGATTATTAAATGGCGAATCTTGTAAACTTGAAGTCCACAATCTTAATTCTTGTAATTGTCCTTGAAGACGTGCTCCTCCAGATGTACCACCAAGCGTTACTGTACCTGTTGATGCAAATGATGCTGTTGCAGAAGCAGAGACTGCTGCTACAATTTTTCCATATTTTGATTTTTTAGCAACAACTTCTAATGATGCATTACTACCGCTTCGTAATAATACATTCAACCAACCACCATCAAACATTTCAATATCAGCTGAACTTGTACCATTGATTTGAATAGTGCCTAATGTTCCTCGTGTAAAGTCTAAAGTAACATCATTTGAATCTACTGAGAATAAATTCATTGTGCTAGGCAAGGCTGGATTCTCAAGTACATTGTCTGTACGGAAACGAAGTTCTACTGAATTGATTGGTTGATCATAATTAACTGTTACTGTTCCTGCAGCATTTTGAATTAAGTCTAATGCATAATCAAAATTCAATTTTTCATAAACAGGTGGACGTTCTAATCTAGGTCCACCATATTCATTGATTGATATCATGCTCTGTGGAATTCCGTAACATGATAATAATGCTTTTACGCTTCTTTTAGTTCCTTTTGATTTTAATAGTCCTGGCAAGTTGTTAACAATGCGACGCCATACATGATATGTCATATCCTTACCTGGCAATGATGCATCACCTACCGTATTAGAACCAGTAATAGGAATACCTGCTTCATTAGTACCTAAAACATATTCCCAAAGATCTTTGTATTGATTTCCATCTGTTAAAGACCAACCAAACTGTTTTGCTACAGAATAAAGTAATTCATTTGGAACTCCATATTTAGGATGTTCATCTCGCGAATATATTTTAGAAACATTGCGAATATATGTATAAATAATATCATAATGATGTCCTAACATATGAATAAAAGTTTCTAAACCTTCGTTGTCAGGATTAGTTCGTAAATACAACGGAACACCATTAATTAAAGAATTGTAATTTGCTCGATCATATAAATCTGCATTTTCTAACAATGTCGAATACCATGTTTGAGCAATACTTGATGTACTGTTATACAATGTATGCGGACGAGAAGTTGTTGTCTTAGGCCATGGATCAACGTAACTACCTGTGAGGTATGAAACATTAGGATCTGCTAATGGTAAATCATATGTAAATGGTGTTGATGAAGAATTGAAATAAAGATATTTTTCAAATTCATCAAATCCACCAATCAATGAATTTTTAAGATTTGTAAATTCTTCAATGTTAGTAACAGCCGTGCTTCCTGATATAGAACTTAATGTATTTAATTGTGAATTGTAATATTCAATTAATTCGATTTTATAATGAAAGTTTTTAACACGTTCTGTTGCTGAACTATAAAATACAAAATTATTAAAATCTGAATAATCAATATTCAAATCAATTCCAGAAAGACTTCCAGAAAATATCGAATCGACCAATTGCTGTGATGTTGTAACACTTGATCCTAATATGTCATTCCAATTTTTTAAACCTGTGTCTGTGCTTGTGCTAGCACGATCAGATGCATCCCAATTCGGCCCTGATA